AGCTTCAAGCAAATAAAAGGATTTATTAACTCGCGTCGTCGTTCCCAAGTGCGTTCCACATGGTCATTCGAGTACGTCGGGCCTGCCAATTATGACGCGGCGAAAAACTTCGGGATCATCTGATCGCAAGAAGACGCAAGGGGTCACGCCTTCGGAACTGGCTGAAATCTTACAGAGATGCGGAAGTCGTCTTGCGTCTGAGTCTCAGATTCATGCTGACATAGTAGCTGGCGCCCCGCATTTCGAGGATGGAAGACTCTCCCCGGTTCTCTATTTGACATGGCTGGTCCGTCAACTTGGCAGGAAACATGGCTGATTTTAACAACCTTAAGGTCTCCGAGCTCTGCATTCTTCTTAATTCGTCCTCCTACGGTACGGTGATCGACGAGCGTCAGCTCTATCGCCATCGACTCCGGGCGGGATTACGTATTGCCGGATCAGGCGGAGAAGGCATTAATTTCTTCCGCTATATGGCGTGGGTCTTCGACGAGGTCCATGGGCGAGTTCAGGAGTCAGAGGAGGATCTTTATCAACGGCGAAAAGAGCGCGCCGCGAAACGCAGCAAAGAGATAGCCCTTGCAGGACGCGATATCGGCGCACTCCCCGCGGTCGTCGATCCGCAACGCAAGGGTGCGGCGGCACACTCCCTGCGTCTCTTCTGCGAATCGTACCTCGGCACAGTCTTCTACATGCCCTGGTCCCCTGACCACCTCAAGGTCATCGAGAAGATCGAGCGCGCTGTATTGAGCGGCGGGTTGTTCGCCGTAGCTATGCCGCGTGGCTCTGGAAAGAGCGCCCTCCTCGAGGCGGCGGCGCTTTGGACGCTGCTTTACGGGTATCACCAGTTCATTGTCGTGATTTGTGCCGACGAGGGACTGGCTGCGAATATGCTTCAATCCCTTAAGACGCAGCTTGAGAGCAACGAGGCACTGGCCGCCGACTTCCCAGAGGTCTGCTATCCAATCATTTGCCTGGAAGGCATCGCGAATCGCTGCGCCGGCCAACTCTATAAGGGCGAACGGACGCACATCGAGTGGACCGCAAAGAAGGTGACGCTCCCGACCATTCCGGGGAGTCCCGCATCAGGGGCCACCGTCGTCGTCAGCGGAATCACGGGACGCATTCGCGGCCTCAAGCACACCAAGGCAGATGGCACAAGCGTTCGCCCGAGTCTCGTGATCCTTGACGATCTTCAGACCGACGAGTCGGCGCACAGCCCTACGCAATGTGATACGCGCGAGCAGACGGTCATGGGGAGCGTCTTGGGTCTGGCCGGTCCGGGAGCCAAAATCTCGGCGCTTATGGCCTGCACCGTGATTGCCAAGGACGACCTAGCCGATCGAATCCTGTCGCGCGACCGACACCCGGAGTGGTCAGGCGAGCGATTTAAGCTCCTCTATTCGTTCCCGAAGAATATGGAACTCTGGGAAACTTATTGGCGGATTCGGGCCGATTCGCTGCGGGCCGGGAGAAACGGCGAAGAAGCCACAGCCTTCTATCTGGCCAACCGCCAGGCAATGGACGCGGGGGCTGTGGTGGCCTGGCCGGAACGTCACTATGACGACGAAGCCTCGGCGCTGCAACACGCCATGAATCTTTACTTTCGCGATCGCGCGGCCTTCTACGCCGAATATCAGAATGAGCCACTCCAGGAAGAGAACGAAAAGCCGCCTATTACGATTGAAGAGATCGTCGCGAAGCTCAATCGTCACCCACGGGGCATTGTGCCGATCACTGCACAGCACCTAACGGCCTTCATCGACGTGCATGCGTCTCTCCTGTACTACGTCGTCCTCGCGATGGCCGACGACTTTACGTCAGCCGTTATCGAGTATGGGACGTTCCCAGACCAGAAACGACCCTACTTCACGCTTAGTGACAGCAAGCAGACCCTTGATCGCCTCTTTAAGGGGTTCTCCTTGGAACGACAGATTTACGAAGGGCTGCGACTCCTCAGCGAAAAGCTACTGGGCCGCCCATGGCCTCGTGAAGACGGCGCCGAAATGCACGTGGAACGCTGCTTGATTGACGCCAATTGGGGTCAGAGTACGGATATCATCTATCAATTTTGCCGAGAATCGAGCTTTGCGTCGATTCTTTCGCCAAGTCATGGGCGATTTATCGGGGCGTCGAGTCAGCCGCTTGGCGCAGCACAGCGGCGCCCGGGCGAGCGCGTGGGGCCAGAGTGGAAAATGCCGCTCGTTCAGGGCCGACGCGCTGTTCGCTACGTGATCTACAACACCAACTACTGGAAGAGTTTCACCTATGAACGGTTAAAGACGCCCTTGGGCCAAAGCGGAACGTTGACGTTCTGGGGCGACAACCCCGACGCTCACCGGCTGATCGCGGAACATATCCTTGCGGAATACCCAGTTAGGGTCCAGGCCAGGGGGAGGACCGTTGATGAATGGAAGGCCCACCCCGGGCGCGATAACCACTTTTTCGACGCCCTCGTAGGCGCCTTTGTGGCGGGCTCTATAATAGGGTGTGGCATTAGCGGGGGTGCGGCGTCTAAAATGGAAAAGAGAAAAAGGAAGCTTGGCGATTACCTTCGGGGAGATAAACGAAATGGATAACGCCACACTGGCCGAATACCTGCAGACGATCCTGACAAGTCCCGGTCGAATCGACCTCGACGGTCTGTCGATCACGGAACGACCATTGCAGGATCAGATTGCACTTCTTCGTTTCCTCCGTTCGGTTGAGGCCCAGCAGAACCAGCGGCGCGGGATCCCGGTACTCCGAGTTCTCGACCCCGGAAGCCCTGGAGGCTATAGCGCGACGCGATGATTGCACCGGTGCGCGAGATACGAAATCGACTCTCGGACGGGCTGAACTGGCTCGGGCGGGCATTGTCGCGCCGAAGATACAGGCCGGTTCTGATCACGCGCTACGACGCGGCCCAGACAAACGATCAGAACTACCGCTACTGGGCTGGCGCCGACTCGCTCGACGCTGACACCGCGAATAGCCTCTCGGTGAGAAAGACAATTCGCGAACGCGCGCGATACGAGTATTTGAACTCCTGCTATCTGCGGGCTCAGGTCGAGACGCGGGTCGTCCATGAGATCAGGACTGGACCATCATTGGCGGTCGTAACGCAGAACTCCGCGTTCAATAATGCCCTGGAGACATTGTGGCGACAATGGGCGGATGAGATCAACCTCGTCGAGAAACTCCGAACGATTGTTCGGGCGCGGATCGTGGACGGTGAGGCCTTCGCAATCCTGACGAGTCGTCGTATATCTCAGTCGTGGCCGCCTTCCAGCGGGATCAAGCTAAATATTCTCCCTATCGAGTGTGACTTGGTGACGACCCCCGAATATAAGCTCCCTTCCGCGGACTATGTGGACGGGATTCACCTTCGGGATGGGCAGGCTGTGGCCTACGATATCCTGGAGGTGCACCCGGGGAGCGCTGCGGCGCCGTGGCAATGGAAGTACAAAACCCTGGATCGCCGGTGGGTGCTGCACCTATTTCGTTCCCAGCGCCCGGGCCAGCATCGCGGAGTCAGCGAGATCACGCCGGCTTTGACCGTTCTTCCCGGCGTCCGTCAGTATATCCACGCCTGCATCAAAGGCAGAGTCACCGCAGCAAGTCTCTCTCTGGCCGTATATACGGACATGCCGCCGGACGGAGCCGCGGAAGAAGTTGAACCTGAGACGACGGAAGTTCCGTTCGGCGCGGTGTTCCAGCTCCCGATGGGGTGGAAAGCGGAACAGATTCGGGCCGAACACCCGGACGATAACGGCAAGGAATTTATCGCGGATCGTATCGCTGAGGCCGGTCGTGCCTTAATGCTGCCACGTAATTTGGCCACCGGCGATAGTTCGGACTACAACTTCGCATCGGGGCGACTCGACCATCAGCCGTATTTTGCCGATATCGAGGTGACTCAGCGGCAAATTGAAACGGAAGTCCTCGACCGAATCTTCGCCGAATGGTTCCTAGAAGTCGCCACAACCCGCTTCGATAGCCTGGATATCTCGCGAGTTGTGCCCCACCTGTGGCGCTGGCCGGGTCAGCCGTACACAGACCCTGAGACCGAAGCCAAGGCCACCGAGATAAACCTTCGGACGGGCGCGACGACCCTGCCGGCCGAATATGCGCGTCGGGGGCTTGACTGGAGAGACGAACTCGAAGCACAGGCAAACGCACTGGGTATTACGATCGAAGAGCTCCAGTCACGCCTGAGAGAGACACTCTATCCGCTAGCGTAGGAGTCACGATATGGCTTTTCGTCACAATAATCAAGTCGCCGATGATGAACCGAACTGGGGAAGCGTCGATAAAACGGCGCTCCCGCGGATCGCCTTCGCAGATATGGGCGAGGAAGACAAGAAATCCACATGGGGCTTTCCACACCACTGGGTCAAAGGTGGGACGGAAAAGGACGAAAACGGCGTCTGGACGAACGGCACGCTCTACCTCCACCGCGGCGGACTCAATGCAGCATGGGCGGCGGCACAGGGAGCGCGAAGCGGCGAAAAGGCGTCGACGGCTGTGATCTCGCACCTGAAGGCGCACCGGGCCGCGCTGGGGATCACAAGCACAATCCCGGACGAAAATCTTGTGACCCTAACGGGCAGTCTTCGCACGCTAAGGCTTGCAAGACGAAAAAACGCCGTGACGCATTCGCCGCCAAAGATCGTTATGGAGGCGTACACCGGCGCTCCTGTGGTGCAGTCCTGGAGTCGCAGCCCGATTGTTCTGGACGTGAACGGAATCGAGCAATGGCGCGAGGACGCCGTGCCAATCGTATTCAATCACGACCCGGACGAGATTGTTGGTCACGCGACGATCAAGAGCCGCGACGGCGGACGCCTGATCTGCGAGGGGCGGCTGTCCGGAAAGCCTGAACTCGTGGAGATGATTCTACGTTCCTATGAAAACGGATTCCCCTGGTCGGTATCCGTTGGCGCCGATATTCGTGAGTACCGTGAGGTGCAAGAGAACGAAGCGGTTGTTGTCAACGGGAGGAATATCAATGGTCCGTGCATTCTAGTCACTAAATCGTCCCTGATTCACGTCGCGCTTGTGGGAGAACCAGCCGATCCGAATACGACTGCCTTCATCGCAGCAGGCGCGGCGCCCGTGATTAACGTCACAGAGACAGCAAGTCCATCTTCTTGCAGTAAGGAGAAAAACATGACAGCAGTTCAACCCAACAAAGCAGTACCGGATCCGCTGGCAATTAGCCAGAAGTGCATCGAGGCGGAGAAGCAGCTTACGGAGCTCTTCGCCGCGCTAGACACGCCGGGCGAGAAGCAGATCGAATATCGCACGCAGTTCATCAAAGAGGCGGAGTCTCTGCGTGATCAGGCCATTGCACAAGAGTGGTCGCCGGAAAAAGTGGACGTGGAGCTGCTGAGACTGCGTCAGAAGACTCTGGAGCAGATCATCGTCGGACAGCGTCCAACGGTTCGCACCGCATCGCGTCAGGCGAAATCCGATGGACACGAAGCGAAGATCATCGAGTGCGCGATTGCTCGCGCCGCGGGCGTCCGCATTGAGAAGCACTACTCGCCGGAGATCTGCGAGCAGTCGGAACGTCGCCCGCTCTCGCTTGGTCAGCTTTTGATTGAGGCGGCCGTGGCCAACGGTATGGACCGTTGCCACCGGATCGACGCCGGTAATATTCGCAATGTTCTGATCTATGCCTTCAGCGCACCGCGGCAGGTCAACGCCGCATGGAGCTACGCCGACGTTGACACGATCCTTAGCAACGTGGCAAATAAACTCCTCATGGACGGCTTCCAGTCGGTTGAGCAGGCATGGCGCCGAATCAGCGCCGTTCGTCCTCTTAACGACTTGAAGACGACAACGGTCTGTCGGCTGACAGATAACCTCGTCTACGAAGAAGTTCCGTCAGGAGGCGAAATCACCCACGGGACGTTGACGGAAGAAAGCTTCACGATTGTTCCCAAAACCTACGCGCGGATGGTTGCTCTGCGACGACAGGACATCATCAATGACGATCTTGGCGCATTGCAGGATATGCAACGGCGGCTCGGTCGCGCCGCCGGCCTCAAGCTGAACTCCGTGTTCTGGGCGGCGTTTCTGGATAACAGCACCTTCTTCACGTCGGCGCGTGGGAACCTGTCCGAAAGCACCTCCTTGTCGCTCAGCAACCTCGGGACTGCGATTAAAACATTCCGTGAGCTTACGGACGGCGCCGGTCACCCTGTCGGGGTTCAGCCGCGCATCCTCCTTGTCCCTCCGGAACTTGAGGCTACGGCGCTTAAGGACTGCGATTAAAAAATTCCGTGAGCTTACGGACGGCGCCGGTCACCCTGTCGGGGTTCAGCCGCGCATCCTCCTTGTCCCTCCGGCACTTGAGGCTACGGCGCTTAATATCTACCAGTCACCCGAGATTCGCGACGCGTCGTCCAGTACACGTATCGGAACAGCCAACGTCTATCGCGGTCAGTTTGAGCCGGTAGTGAGCGCCTATATTGGGGCCACAATCGGCGGGACAAGCAGTTTCGACACGACCTGGTATCTGCTTGCCGATCCACAGGACATCCCCGTGATGATGGTCGGCTTCCTGAACGGGAAGGACGCTCCAACGGTCGAATCGGCGCAGGCCGACTTCAACGTCCTTGGCATTCAGTTCCGCGGTTACTTTGACTTTGGCGTCTCGCTCGCTGAATACCGCGCCGGCGTGAAGTGCACAGCGTGATAGGTCTCTTTAGGGTAAGGAGATAACAGATGGCAGCAAACGGTAAATACGTACAGGTTGGCGACGTTCTCGACTACACGGCGACAAGCGCCGTAGCGCGAGGCGACGCCGTCGTGATTGGCTCGAATATCGTCGGCATTGCGCTCGATGATATCGCTGCGAACGCCACAGGCCCTGTGGCGATCCGCGGCGTGTTTCGCGTAACGAAGGCCAGCGGCGATATCAGCCAGGGGGCCAAGCTCTACTGGGACGGTGGGAACTTTACGACGTCCTCAGGCAGCGGAGCTAAATTCGCTGGCTACGCCTGGAGCGCCGCCGCTTCGGCTGATACGACCGTCGAGATTCTTCTCCATCCGCCGGGATCATGATTATGGACCGAATCGCCGAAGCCCTGTCCTATCTCGATCAGCGAAGGCGCGCGCTGGCGTCTCGCACGGTACGGTACGTTCATTACGGAATTGGTATCGACATCGACGCGACGCCGGCGCGCTCCGAGCTGGCGGGGCTTGGTCTGGGCGATGCAATCATCGAGACGTTTCAGCGCGATTATATCGTTGCCACGGAAGACCTCACGATCAACGGCGTTGCCTTCACACCAGAGCCGGGTGACGTGATCGAGGATCAGGACGAACGCTACGAAGTCCTGCCTGATCGAAGCGCAGCGTGGCGCCCATGCGAGCCTACCGGATCGCTGCTTCGTATTCACACGCGGAGGGTCCTATGAGGTGGCGCGATATCGCCGAAGCAATAGGCGAAGTCGTGGAGAACGTCCTGAGGGTAGCTCCGACAATCACAGCCAGACCCAGGCTGAGGGCCGACGACGACACTCCGTTTCCGCGGGTCTTAATCTCGCCGGTTGGTTCACAGACCGAAGTCAATGCCCGCGGCATCTACCTAAGACGCCATGAGATTCAGGTGACAATCCTGGTCGGTCTTGATACAGAACTTGAGAGTGACGCGATGGATCAGGCAAACGGTCTGGCACAAAGCATTTACGAAGAGTTTGATCTCGGGGAGTGCTTCGTTCAGGATTACCCGAGCGTCGAAACGCCCGATCCCTTCGATCGCGAATCGCTTCCATTTGACGTGGCCTATCTGCGAGTAGTCGTCAATGAACCAGTAATGAAGGACTAAGAATGAGCACGGGGGCGTCACTTAAAACGATCGTCGACGGACAGGATAAGCTCCGCCAACTGCTGGATCGCAAGGCCGTGCAAGCCCTGAATATTCTCGGCGCGGTCACAAAAAAGGAGGCGTCCCAGTCCATTCGACGCCGCAAACGCCCCAGCAAGCCGGGTGAGCCCCCGTCGAGTCCCACAGGGCGCCTCAAGCGAACGATTCAGTACGCGATCGAGCGAGAAGCCAAGACCGTCGTGATCGGCCCCGTGAAGAACGCCCCGGGCAGCACGCCCATGATCCTGGAGTATGGCGGAACAAGCGAGATCGATACGCCGCAGGCTGTGCTCGACGACTACGGGCCGATTCGCTGGTCACGTTCCTCGAAGCAATTAGGCGGCCGACGTCAGTGGTCGCGCAGAGTATATCTCAACGGAAAGTACACCTCAGTTGTCGAGGCCCGAGTCAAACTCAAGACGCAAAAGATGGTGGACCGCGCCAATCGTATTTTTCACGAGATGTACGGCGCCGCAGGCCGCAAGATACCCATTAGGATCGCGCCGCGTCCCTATATGCGGCGCGCATTCAATGTGATTCTTCCAAAGGCACAGCAAATTATCGCAAGTAAGATTCAGGAATGAGGAGAAAGACATGGCACACAAACTCGGACATGAGACGACGATCTCGATCGGGTCAAACCAATTGAAGCTATCTCGTGATATCACGGTCAACCAGGGCGGCTCAGAGGTTGACGTGACCAGCCGCAATAGCGGCGGCGTCAAGCAGGTCGTTCTGGGACTTAAGGACCTCTCGATCAGCTTCCAGGCCATTTATGACGCAAGTGATAGCGCAATCACCGCACTACAGGGATCCTACAACGCCGGGACACCGGTCAGTGTCACGCTGAGTGATCCGACGCTTGACTATAATGGAAGTTGGGTCTGTACGCAGTTCAACGTCAATGAGCCGATTGATGGCGTCGTCACGGTTGACGTCACCCTTAAGCCGACAGTTGGTACGTCCTCATGAAGATCGTCACCGATAGCCAAAATCGCGAGTGGACATTGCAGCTCACCCTTAGCATGTGGGAGAGGCTGGTAGCACGCGGTCTCGTTCCCGACGGCCTTGATGAGATGATGCAATGGTGGACGCGGTTTGCCATGAGTCCCAGTCTTCAGTGTAAGGTTCTCTGGGTTTTACTCTCGGAGCAGGCCAGAGATAAGAAGATTATGAGCGAAGGCGCCTTCATCAACGCCCTGACCCCTGAGGACCTCGGGCTTTTGCGCGACCCGCTGCTAGAGGAGTTTCGCGATTTTTTCGTTGCGACGGGAATGAAGATGATGGCGCGGCTGGCCGGATTCATCGAGACCGAAGTTCCGACGATCATCGAGCGACGCATCGAAGCATTACGCGACTTGCCTACGAGTGCGGCGGTGTTGTCGGAGTTGACCCGCGGGGCTTCAGTCTCGCCCGACTCGTGAGCATGGTGAAGGCGCGACAGATTGCGGAGTGGGACCGGTGGGCCACGATGATGGCGCTCATCGCCTCAGCCTGCTCCGGCAAGAGCTACAGCCCAAGTGAATTTCATCCATACCACGAACAGCCGACGATAAGTGTGGCCACTCTTAAGGCGATGATTGAGCGGTCCAATGGCAGCAGCAGGTGCCATTCGAGCAGCTAGGGCCTTCGTCGAGTTCTTCGCCGACCTGACGAAGTTCGACGCCGGCGTCCGTTCGCTCACGACGAAGATAAAGAAGGTGAGTGACGACGTTGGCGCCATCGGCCGCTCCCTGGGGATGACCTTCGCTCCACTTGCCGCCGGAGTCGGTTTTGCCGCACGCGGTTTCGCAAGCTTTGATGACGTTATGCGGGCCGTAGCAGCAGTCAGCGGCGGCACCACACGCGAGCTGGCAGCGCTGACAGATCAAGCTCTTTATCTCGGGCGCACCACCAGCTTCACGGCGCAGCAGACCGCAGAGGCAATGCTAAATCTGGCACGGGCCGGATTTACGCCTGGACAAATCCAGGACATGATCGGACCGATGCTGAATCTCTCGCGCGCGACGGGCGCCGATCTGGCGACAGCATCCGACATCGCAGCGGTTGCGATTCGCGCCTTTAATCTGTCCGCTGCGGATACAACCCGCGTCGCCGACGTTCTTACAGCGTCGGCGAATAATTCCGCTCAGACGATTCAGGACCTTGGCGAGGCACTCAAGTATGTTGCTCCGGCGGCGGCTGACGCCCGAATGACGCTTGAGGATACTGCCATGACGATTGGCGTTATGGCGAATTATGGCATCCGCGGTTCGATGGCTGGCACGGCGATGCGTCAGGCCCTAATTCGATTGGCCAATCGCGACACCCAGAAGATGCTCATGGAGGTCTTCGGGGTGAGCGTTCTCGACGCTGAAGGTAATGTGCGGCGGCTTCATGAGGTGCTCAAGGACCTCGGCAAGGCCATGAGTCATCTTACTGCCGGCGAGCGCGTCGCCGTGATGCAGGAAATTTTCGACCTTCGGGGCATGAGCGTGGGACTCAAGGTTGCCAGCGCGGACCTATCGCAGCTCGAAGGAGCTCTTAAGAACGCTCAAGGGACCGCGGCGCGCGTCGCCGAAGAAATGGATGCGGGACTGGGTGGCGCGCAGCGACGTTTAGCTTCCGCTGCGGAGGGGCTTGGCCACGCTATTGGCGCGTCACTCGATGAAAGTCTTATCGGCTTCCTAGACTCACTTACCGCGGTGCTAACCGTTCTGACTGAGTTTATTCAGAAGCATGCAACACTCACGCAAGTCATCGCGATCGTTATCGGGTCCTTCACTGTTCTATCAGGCGTCTTGATCTCTGTCAGTGCCGTGACTAAGGGCGTCTCCACGATTATTATGGTCGCAGCCGCTGCCTATAAGGCGCTAGCCGCAGTTCTCGGTGTGGCTAAGGTCGCGATGGTCGCATTCAATATCGCCACGTGGGCTAACCCGATCCTTCTGGTTGTTGGGCTCATTGCGCTTCTTATTGCGGGAATCGCGGGCCTCGTTTACTGGCTGACCAGGTCGAAAAAGGGAGTCACCGATCTTGGTAAGGCCGCCGCTGATGCGCAGAGTCAGCAAAAGGCCCTCCTGAAACAGCAGGAAGAGGCCATGAAGAAGGCTGAAGAGGCCGCAAAGAAGGCAGCAGTCGGAGGCGGCGATGAGGAGAAGAAATGGAAATCTCAGCAACAGCTCGACTTCGAAAAGGAAATGGCCCGGCGCGTTCGCGACGCCAAGATTGCAATGATCGAAGACGCCCTCGAGCGCGAAATCGCCGCGATCAACGCACGCTACGATGAGGAGCTCGAGAAGGCTAAGGAGCTTGGGGCCAGCGTGGCGAGCGTCGAAAAGGCGCGTCAGGCCGAAATTGCAGCGGCGCGAGAACGCGCGGAGCGAGAACGTCGCAAACAGGAGGCGCGCGAACAAAAACGCAAAGAGGAAGAACGGGCTCAGTACGAAAAGCGGCTCGATGAGGAACTCGCCGAGGCGCGGATCGAGGCAGAAATGGAAGGCGTCGAGGCCGAATTGGCCAAACTCGAACTCGAGCGCCAGAAGGCTCTCGAAGAAGCCAGATCTGTTGGCGCTGACACCGCAAAGGTCGAGGAGCTCTACGATCTCAGGCGACGAGAGATTGAACGCCGGCGCGAACCGGATTTTCGCAGCGTGGCTCGCTTCAGCGCTGGCTTCTCTGGGTTTGCGGTACTTGCACAGGGCGGCGGCCCAGTCGCCGACACAGCGCGTAATACCGCAAAGATGACCCGGCAGCTTGGCCAACTGAATCAACTTCTTGATCGCAATCTTCGATTCAATTGAGATGGCGCTTTCGATCTACGAAAAAAACGGTAGTCCAAATATCCAGCTTGAAGGCACTCGTCTCAAGCTCACGCGAACCTACGTGGTGATGGGCACCCGGGGCGAGCAGACAGTGACGTCATTCGTTGCTGCCAACGTCCCGATTACTGCGACATTCTCCGGCAAGAATCTGATCCGTCGCCGAATCGGCATTGAGCAAGTCGGCGATCAGTCCGCGACTCGCGCGACGTGGGAGGCACAGGTTGAGTATGAGGAACCAACGAACGCCACGCTGATCGGCTTCGAAGGCGGAGTCTCGCCCAACAACGTTCATATCACGGCGTCGAAGGAGGTCGTTGCTACTTACGCGGCGCCCGGCGCTACGGCGCCCAATCTCAAAGGGGTCATCGGCTATCGCGACGGAGATATCGAGGGCTGCGATATCATCGTCCCAGAGGTCGAGTTCAGTCTGACAATCGAGCCGATTAATGTCACCGACCCATTTGCGTTCCTTCGCTCTACGGCGCTCCTGACTGGACGGGTGAACGCGAATAGCTACTGCGGTTTCAGCAGCGGCGAGCTTCTATTTCGGGGCGGCAACCTCAGCGGCGACGCCGAGAAGGGGTTTCGCGTCGCCTACTCCTTCGCAGCAAGTCCGAATCTTAGCAACATTAAAGTCGGCGATATTACGGTGACATTTAAGCGCGGCTGGGACTACCTCGATCCGTATTACGAGTCAAAAGTCGACGAAAATAGCAAGACCTTGATCAAACAACCAACGGCAATATTTATTCACCGGGTCTACGAGTACTCCACGTTCGCGTTTCCGGGGATAGACTTCTGATGAGGCGACGGGTTCAAAGCGGCGATCCACTTCGGATTTCAGCGGCTGACTTCAACGACCTGATGGAGGCGGCCGCGTTGATTCGCCGCTGGGCGAGAACCGGCGAAGTACGAGGCTTGCGGACGCTCACGGGGGCAATGGTCAGTCTTCGCAACGACAGCGAGCAGGATCTTCTGCCCGGTGAGATTCTCGCCCTTCGGAACGTCGTGACTCGCCCGCGTGACGATAGACTCGACCCGTTCCATTCGATAGTTATTGCTGGTCGTCTTCCAGAGCATAATTCCGAGACGATCGCTGTTCTGGTCGACGCTATCCCAAAAGGTAAGATTGGGCTTGGAATCGTCGGCGGGGTCGCGCTAGCGAAGATCAATGAGTCCGCTTCGGGCTATTTCGCATACTACACGACAGGAAGTAAGAGACTGAGCCTTGGTAACTATGGCGACTTTCCTGTTCTCTGGAGCGATATCGCGAACGGCTATGCGCTGGTCGATATCTCGCGGGACGCCTTCACGGTGGAGGCAGAGCTGACCGAAGCGCTGAGCTGCTGCGGCTCCGCGTCGGCGAGTACGTCGAGCTATGGCACGATCACTATCCATGACGCCTTTGCCCGCGTCGCCGACTGGAAGCTTGGAGACGGATCAGAGGTTCCCGAGGGCACGCCGATTCTGGCCCGTTACGTGCGCTCATATGGCTGGTGCCTGTGGTTCATTTGCAAGTGCAGCCCCGAGTGTGAAACATGCGATCCGTGCGAGTCCTGTGACCGCGTGGA